ACGAGGCATACATTGAATGTAAACGGATGATTTATTTATAGCGATTGAGTTTGTTTCTTACAAGACACGGAACGTTACATGATTGGTGGATTGAAATGCGATGCAACTGGGTAATACTGACCAGTTTCATAGTCGCTTTCAATCTATACGTAAGCGCTTACGTAGCGTCTGAACTAAAACTAACATTATGTGAAACTAAGATATCTATATTCTCCGGAGTAGGTGCAGCTTCTGTATTGGTTAGTTGACTAACATGAACTAGCCACATCAACGACTGTCCACGTATCGTAGCAAGAGCTGATCCGAATACTGCTTGGTCAATCTTCTGTACTTTAAACTTGAAGAACAATTCTACGGACTCACCGTCCGCTTTTAACAATACTTCACGCTTCCACATGACTTTACCATACTTCTCAAAATCTGGAACTAACGATGGATCCCACATAGTACTAACAGGGTTGGACAAACCCAACGCAGCAGGATTAGCTGTAGTCCATACAGCATATACAGTACAACGAACGTTATCTGTCTGAATAGCTGCCAAAGCATCAACACGATTCGCTAAGGCAATTCTACATACACCACCACGGAGAATAATGTCCCCATCAAAGGTAGGTACCGTTCCTCCAACATTAGCTGGAAAAGTAGCACCACCACCAGCTTCCCAAAAACGTGGTAAAGCAATGATTTGAGCAACATTAGCACCGGTTGTAGTATTAGGAGTACCCAATGTGAATGCAGTGTCAAATACAGATCTGTAATGACTCTTCATAAGAGTATCACGCCATAACATATTACGATAGGTCCTCAGACTAGTCTTACGACCTTTAAACGTACCAACAGACGTAGCATTAGAGGCCCGAGAGGTCGTACTTTTACCATTTCTACGAGACCTCCGACGGCGAGTAACACGACTCTTTTTAGCCGGCCTACGAATAGGACCACCAGAGCGTTTACGGGTGTGGGTACCACGAGCCATAATGAAACATAATTCGTCCGGGGACTCAGTATTTATAGGAAATCATTCCGAGGCATAAAGGCCTCGGGTATTCTGAAAATTTATTCGTTTTGGTTATATTTTTCTAATAAAGGATGCTTTGGCCAAAACCCACTTACCGCCAACGGTTTTGGTGCGCACCAAATATATCAAAGACAATATTTATTACATAGATGTGATTACAATACGGCGATACAAGGCTTCCATCTGAGGATGGGGAATGCCATCTTTGTCTTTGAAACAATCACTTGGTTCAAAGTTACTAGTAACTATGAAAGTATCAGCATGTAAGGGGACCATACCCCCCTTTGATTCTACAATACATTTATATCTATCAAACCATCTAAGCAAGTGATTGATGTCGATTCCGTTAGGGCCGAAATCGTCTATGATAACACTTTTCTCCAAAAGGTAGCCAGACCACCACTTAGTACGAGGGTCTTTAATGAAAGCTTCAGGAAGTTTCTCATGCGCATATCTGGATTTGCCAACACCAGGTTCACCATATACCCATTCAACAGATATGTTAGGTCTGGCAATAGGTTGAGCAATAGCTAAAGAGTTTCTGAGCAAGTTATGTCCACTGAAGTACCAAGAGCCGGGATTGGATTCAGAGAATTGAACCAATCCAGCATTTCCGCCTCCGACGGCAGATCTAAATTCTCTTGCGAGTTCATCTCTAGATTTTCCCGCTGTGCGACCAGGGAGAACACCTGACTCTGCAAAGTTTCCACTTTTACTGCAATAGAGTCTATTTTGTCGTGGAGTACCTCTAGCGACTTCGAGATGGAGCCGAGGCCCAAGGAGGTCGCGAACATGGCTGAGATTACAGCGTCGGGAAAGGATGGTGTATCCCTGGAGGTGCGGAGTTCCTCCATCGCCGACTTCACGGCCCACGATGGAGTAGTCCGAACTAGCGGAGAGGGCTGCTTCAAGGGTAAATTGCTCTTCTTCAGTGTAGTTGTTGAGGGTGAAGCACCAGTTTTTGGCTGATGAGCCATTTTGTGTACGAGGCATACATTGAATGTAAACGGATGATTTATTTATAGCGATTGAGTTTGTTTCTTACAAGACACGGAACGTTACATGATTGGTGGATTGAAATGCGATGCAACTGGGTAATACTGAC